CACTCAGATATTCTACAATTAGCAGAATTTAAAAAGTACATTTCAATCGGTTGACCTTGTAAGTTTGTTATAACCTCAACATAAACACCGTTAAATAATTCAGTATTCAAACTTAATTTTTTGCCGGCTTGATTTAAAGTTTCTTTACGATTAAAATTATCAATAAACGCATTTACTTTTATCTCATCAACTTCATTAACTGCCTTCAATCCTTTACCCCAAATATACCTGGCCTTACGGTTAACAATAGCCCTATGTTCAGGATGTTCGTTAAATAAACGTACTAACTCCTGCGGATATAAATTGTCTTTACCATATTTAATATATCCTTTGTTGTCTTCACTAAATGTAAGTTTAGGCAATGCCTTAAACGTTAACATGTGCTTATTGTCGATGTATTGAAATTTAGCCGCCATATACTACTGTATTGTTTTCGTTGCCAGTGTAAACTGGGTAATCACTTAATTGTGATACAACGTTTAATTTTCCTTTATCAATTAAATTTAATGCTAACAACGGATTTAAGTTTGTTGTACTTGCTTGCTCGTAAACATTGTATTTATAAAAACCGCTTAATGTTAAAGTGAAAGTACCATTTAATAAATCTTCCGTTGCATTCTCAATAAATTCAAACTCGTTATATCTTAATTTATTTGTGCTTATATCTTCAGCAATAAAGCATTTAACTTCATTGCTCATATCATTTATAACCTCAAATAAATATACAGCATTCGTTAACGTTGTCTTTTCAGATAGTGTTAATATTACTGTATTCGTTGTATTTTTATTTATTAATATCACTATTATAATATAGTAAAAAAATAAACTTTTACAAAATAAAAAAAGCAACCTTACAGGGCTGCCTTTTAATATTGATGTAATTAATTTATTAAACAGTTAATAAACCTGCTAAGATAGTGCTATCAACTTTAACAGCCGATACGCTTGAACGTCCTTTTACTGTTAATGTGCTACCAATAAAGTCACCCATTGCAGTTCCCGATTCAAATTTAGAATCGATTGCAGTTGAACCATAAGAACGACCTAACATCCAAGCGTCACCGTTTTGCATTACTGCAATTAATACTACTTTGTTAGATAAAATCAATTCTAATTCTTGTTGGTCTAATGTATTTAAACCATGCATTTTAATTGAGCATTCCCAATCGTAAGCCTTAGAACCTGATGCAGATGTTCCCGCTCCTGTATAAGACCACATCCCCTGCTCAATCTCTTGTGCAATAGTTTTCCATGCAACTGTTTTAGTGATAGCAGTCACAACGTTTGCTGTTAATGTAGACGTTAAAACGTTAGCGAATGGAGTAATATACCATGAAGCTACGCCCGCTGTTGTTAAGCAGTCTTTTAGTGTGTAATTTTGTGTTAATGGACAAGGCATTTTTTTATAATTTTATAATGTTAAAAATAAGAGGGAGTAAATTAATACTCCCTCAATTTATTTATTATGCTGCGTAAACGTAAAGTGTATTAAATCTTTGGTTTGTAACGTGAGCAAAGATAGTAAACACTACATCGTAAAAATAGTCTTTACGTGGTTGAGGAAACTTGTCAATAACAACCATGTTTAAGTCTTCCATTAAGTCAGTACACCATTTGATGTTACTAGGTAAAGACACAAACATAACGTTTTCAGCAACTGGCACGAATTTAATTTCAACACCTAAGTAGTAGTATTTATCTGCTACCATATCAACACTAAATACATCACGGTAAGTTAAATTAACGTTTGCAATATTGATAAATTGTTTATGAGAGCGAGGTGCATAAATGAATGGTTTTTCGTCAGCAGCACTTAAAGTCTCAGGAACGATTGAAGCATATAATAATTGGTATTGAGCAACGATTGTAGAGGCAGAGATTGCAGCAGTACCTACAACTTTAATACGTCCACCTACAGCAGCGTTGTTATAAATTGCACGTGTTACAACTGAATCAAATAATGTAGTTGGCATTGCAGCAACTAATAATTTTTCTAAAGCACCAACTTGGTTATTAGCAGTACCAGCAGTTAAAGCAGCAACAGCCGTCTTAGTTGCAGAAGTAGCACCATTCCAAAATTTAGTTTCAGCATCTGCAGAGATTGACTTTGCTACACCGTTTAAAATCATTTTAGCGAACTCGTCAGATACATCGTTCCATGCACCCGGCTTCATATCACGATTAAAACGTGAAGTTCTTAAATCATTTGGAGTAAATGAATCTAAGTATTCAACCTTTACTGGAGTAATTAATACATCGTTAATACCGATAGTTCCTGATGCTGATGGGTTTACTGCCCAACTCTGCATGCTTACCGAATTGACGTTTTCAGAAAATATAGTACCAGCTTTGATACCAGTTTCAAAAGATACTAAACCTTCAGAGATTGTTTTGTTTTCAAAGATAATTTCAGAGATTACTGGGTCAGCAGCTACTCCGTTTATCGTTACTAATTGTGAATAAGATATTGCCATTGTTTTTGTTTTTTGTTTTTTAGTTTATAATTATTATTTTTTATCCTACGAACTTATTTTGTTTTCTCAATTTGAATAATTCCAAAGGAGTTAAGTCGTTATAGTTTTTTTCTTTTTTAGTGTTTGCCTCTAAATTCAACGCTACTGAATTTTTATCCATTGCATCAATAGCACTTAAAGCTACTTGTAAACCTTTTTTAGTTTCTGATAATTCAGCTTCTAAATTTTGCTTTACGTTAAAACTTTTTTCTAATGCTTCTAAGCGGCTTAAGATAGCTTTCATTTCTGATTCAACAGGCTCAATAGGCTCAGGTTGTACATCCATTTCTTTTGCCATGATTTCAGTAATAACACCAGCTACACAAATAACTTTTGAGCCGTCTGCTAATTCAAATTCACCTTCAGCTGGAACAGCCACACCGTCCGCACCTGTGAATGTAGCATTTGCGCCTACTTCCATTTTATCAACTGATAACATAGTTCCGTCAATTAATGCAACGTCTTCTAATTTTACCACTTGAGTTGCCGGCAAATCAATACCTAGTTTTAACAAGGCAGATTTTAAAGCGTCTTTTGTTTCTTTTGATAACATATAATTTAATTTTAATTTTTGTTTCTTAATATAATATAGTAAAATATTTGCTTTTTACAAAATATTTTTTATGATAGCTTCTATCTCGGTTTCGCTTAATTCTATTTCTTGTTCTAAGTCAAAAAATCCTTCTAAACTAATGCCGTTAACTTTGCCGCTTTTTACTTCATTCCAAATTAGATCGTTATTAATTTTCATGCTGCAAAAAATAGTACCGTCTGGTAAATCAAAACCTTCTGGTTGCTTAATACCACGACTAGCATCACTGATAAATACTTCAAATACAAATACACCTTTTGATAGGTCGCTTGTATCATGTGTTAATTTAACTTTACGTTGGTTACCGTCTAACATGTACTTTTGTAATATTTTCATGTTAACGTCTTTTTTATATACCACATAAAATTCTTTACCTTCTATTTGTCTATAAATAGGTAAATCCGCTACGATAACGGGCGCAGTAATTATACGCTGCTCTTCCTGTAAAGTAAATTTAAACTCGTAAGGTTTCTGCTCGTTGAATGCAAGCCACGGAGTAAGCATGGCTGGACTATCGACTAAAGCTAAATTTTGTATCCCTTGTTCTTTTAATTCTAATCCGCTTAAATCTTCATTAATTGTAGCGTAAAAAATTGGTAATTTATTTTCCATTTGTTTTGTTTTTTAAAATGTTGATTGTTGTTCTAATACTTCTACTCTATTTGATTTACTTGTTATTTCGTCAACTCCTACGCTTGCCTTTACATTTATTGTTGGCATTGTACTACCTTGAAAGTTTAGATTTTTTCCTGTTTCATCAAACGAAGTATTTTTGTTTGTGTTATTTTCAGGAGTTGCTATTGTTGGAGGTGGTGGAATTGCGGGTACACTTGGAGCACTACCACCGCCGCCGCCACTTGAAGCACTGCCACCGTCAAATTTAGTAGATGCAATCTTTGCCATATTGGTTACGGTTGCTATTGCTGAACTAGCTAATAATACCGCAGTCATAACACCAAAGTCAGCCTTTGGAGTTGTAGCAATAATATTAGATATTGCCATTGCACCGTCCATTGCAACCTTAGCTAAGTTAAAAGCCTTTTGTACATTAAACTGTTTCTTTGCAAGTTCTAATTCCTCTTTACTACCTTTTTCCGCTTTGTTCTTTTTAAACATAAAGAACATATCAGTTAATTGTTGCGTGGATTCTAAACCTATCTGAGCAATTTTAAAAGCATCTTCACGTTTTTTGTTTTCAGCATCTTGATTTAATTTAATTACATCTTGAGTATATTTTTCTTGAATTAATAATTTTTCGTTTGCAGTTAAATTTTCGTTTTGTAATTCAATATCTTTTTTAACTTGTAATTGAGTTATTAAATCAGTTATATCATTATTACTTTTAATTACATTTAATTCCGCAGCCGCTATATTATCTGCGTTGGTTTCCGCTCTAAATTTATCGTCTAATGCCTTTGATTCTGCTGCTGCTTTTTCATTTGCCGCTTTATCTTTATCTAGTTTAGTTTGATAAATAGCAGCCATTTCGTTTTGAAATGTTTTTTCAGATGCTTTTAATAATTCAGCTTTTAATGTTTCATCTGTTACTGTTTTATTTATTTCCTCAATACGTCTTTGTTGGTCAAGTATTGATTTTTTAACTGCTCTTTTTTGTTCGTCCTGTTCATTAGCAATGTTGGCATCTTGTATTTGTTTCATAGCTGCAATATCTGCCGCTAATTTTTCTTCTCTTAGTTTTTTAGCTTCTTCCGCAGCTGCCTTTGCTTTTTCACTAGCTTCTTTTGCTGCATCACTATCAATTTTATTAACTGATAATTGTAAGCCTGCCCTATCATTTTTTAATTTATCATTTACTGCTTTAGCTTCTGCAATAGCTTTGTCACCTTCACTTGCGACTTCTTCGGGGTCGAAAACTAAATTTGCTAAGCCGCCTGAAAATTTCTCTAACAAGTTAAAGTTTTGCCCCATTGCACTACCTATCGTGTCAATACCTTTTAATAGCATTGTGATAGGGTACGTTACAAATTCAATAATACCTTGTAATATTTCTCTATTCCTTTTTGATGCTTCTACTTGCGCCTTCTTTGTGTTTTCAGCTTGTTGGATAGCAACCTCCGAAGCCATGATAGCCTCATCCGTTTGTTTTAACTTTATTTGTAATATTTCTTTTTCGCTCTTGCCTTGTAACTTTAATATATTTTCCTGAGCACTAATTGCAGTTAGTTTATCCTGTTGAGTTTGTAAGTTAGCTTTACTATCCTCATTTAACTTTTTTTGTTCAGCACTTACACCACTAACAGCCCCTTTAATGTCATCCCAATAAGCTACAATAACACCTAATGCAACAACTAACGCACCGATACCAGTTGCAAGTAAAGCACCCTTAACACCTGACAAAGCAGTTTTAGCACCTTGCCCAAACATCATAAAGCCTTGTTTGGCTTGCATCAAACCGTCTTTTACTTTACCGAAATCTAATTCTAAAATACCGTCTTTAATGTTTGTAAGGCTACCGCTAAGCATTTGGAAACCTTCAGCGGATTTAGTCGCTGCGCCACCTTCTAAAGATTGATTAACTAATTCAATACGTTTATTTAAACCAGCCGCTTCATTTGCTAGATCTCTAAACTCTTTAGTATTTTGTTTACCTTGACCGGCAAGCATAAACAACTCATCCTCTAATACTTCAAATTGCTTTCTTAAGTCGCCAGTTTCTTTTGCAGCTTCCTGTTCCGCCTTTGCTAAATCCTCACTCGCCTTTGCAGCTTGTTTTTCAGTCTGAGTAACCTCTTTTAATTTCTCATTTAGTTGCTCAATTTGCTCAATAGCATTTTTATAATTTTCGCTACCTATATCAGCTGTTTCGGCTTCAGCTTGCATGGCACTAATAGCACCCTTTAAATCTTTAACCGATTTAATTGTTTGTTCAACACCGTCTATTTTTAAGCCGAATGCTATTTCTTGTTTAGCCATTTTGTAATTCTTTTATTAAGTCCTTGTTACCACTCGCTGATATGTTAATACATAATTGAATGCAAAGTAAACCGTCAAGTATTATTTGACTTGGTTCATTCCACATCATTGATTCCCATTTTTCTATTTTGTCTATCATATTAATTATATACTCTAATTTCTATTGATGTGTTATCTAAAGCGTCATCCATATAAGCATTACCAGTTACCGTTAAGTCACGACAAGCCAAACGTAAAGCGTTTACGCTAGTTTGATATACCGAGTTGGTACCTCTATTTGAATTTGTTATTAATGCAAAAGTTTTATTTAATGTAAGTAAACCATCGGTTATTAATTCATAACGTCCCACAGCTACATAACTAAATGTAACGTCACCTAATGTATTTTCTAAAACAATAGCAGTTGGAACACCAGTTCCGCTTTGAGTAATCAAAGCAACATAACTTTTATAATTCAATAATAAACCAGTGCTATTTTCGTCAGCTGTTATGTTACTACCAAACACAATTAAGTTAGTGCAGCTTTCAGGAATAACAATATTTTCGCCTATTGCTAAGCAATTAGTACCTCTATTTTGGATATTAGTACCAACGTTTAAAGAACTGTTTAATCGTGATGTATAAACTTCATTGCCAGCGTTTACAGTAGTGTCGCTGATTAAAAAACTAGCTGGCGTAAACACTTCCGTATCTAATAACTTAATTAATTCTACCTTAGTTGAGGTTTGCTCTAATGGAGTATAATTCTCAATCTTATTAACTATGTAGTAACTACCGTCAATAAATAAACGGTTACGGAATGAAAATTCGTTTATATCTTTTGGAGTTAACCATAAATACTTAGTTACAAACTTAGCGTCTTTATCAATTAAGTTAACTAAATATTGCTTATGATATTTATTATATAAAGTATTATTTGTAAAGTAGGCATTTACATAACTATAATAAAATTCTTTTGCTGGTCCGAACATTAACGATACAGTCGGATTCATTGCATCGTCTTCCATACCAGCGTGCAAGTATTCAGTTGTTACTAAATCCGTTTGACCTTGTTGTTTGTACGTATAAGCGTTTGGGCTTGTTTTAACGTCACAATATAATAAACGAATGTTAGCAGCAATAGTCTTTTTAGTTGTACCGTCTAATGTGTAAATTTTAGGTTGCGCTATTCCTAAACCATAGTTTGCGGCTAATGGAGTTCCTGAGAAAATTAACTCTGTTTTTTTATCACTCTTAATGAAATCATTGTCAACATCAATTTGTTCCGTTCCAAAAACTTCGTTATGTGTCTTTAAATATAAATCATTGTAATAATCTTTATCCTCTTTATAAGTATAGATATAACGTTTGCCTTCTAATAAGTTTGGATTGATAGTTTGCTCTTTATCTAAATCCGTCCTGTTCTCATAGTCAACAATATCGGTAGTATTATAAAATTCGTCAAATGGCTCAATCAATAAATCATTTTCATTGTCAGGATTTACATCGACAAATAAATTAAAGGCTTTTAATATTGATGTTAAAAATTCCTTTTGTTTTATTTTAGTTGGTAGAGTGTTGTTAGCAGCTAAAACGTCACCCTCTACTGTTAATGTTTGAGTTGTAAGCGCATACGAAGTACTACCATTAACACCACTAACTGATTCCATTGTAACAGTATTGTAAGTATTTGGTAATGGTAAACCAAAACGGTCATAAAAAACATAATTGTTTAAATGGCGCATTAAAAATATTTGCCTTACTTTATTACCAGCTATAATTTGAATGCTTCCTGTTGCAATATCAAAAGTATCAAAATAATCAGTATCGGTTTGGAATATAGCTTCATCTAAAGTATTAAATGTTTGACCAAAAGCTAAATCAGTAAAGCTAGTCAAATTCAAATTATACCATACATTTGGAGCTCCACCTGTGTCTGATTTTTGAACTAAATTAACCGCTCTAAATTTACCATTAACTTTAACTGTTTTAGCCACGCCTGGGGCGGTTGGGTCATTATAGCTAAATCTTAATTTTACTTTTTGATGGTAAACAATATTATAATACTTAGAATAATTAAAAGTTATAACACCGTTTAAATTTTGATTACCAAAGTCAAAGAATGGTGGGGCTGGGGTTTCTAAATTATATTGTGGAAAATTATAGTTATTAAGTGGAGTGTCTACCGTTGGATATGCATAAAATGGTCCTACTATATTTATATTAAGGTTTGAATTTAAGCCAACGTATAACTGAGATGCTGCTATTTGTTCCTGTGAAGCCTTAATATCAGTTATATTACTATAACAATATAAATGCTTAAAAAAAGAACTCTCAAAAAAAGTACTTGTAAACGTGCGCCCTGTACCTTCAATAATTTTCTTTACATATTCATAAATACTAAAGCATGGTAAAAAGTCTTTAACATTCCAAACAGTATCACTACCGCCATTCGTACCTCTATCAATAAACGGATATACATACCCTTTGCCTGTGCCTACATTTAAACGTGATGCAATTTGATTAACCCTTGTATAATCATGGTCATAATCACTAAAATCTAAATCATCGGAACTTGTTAATATACTTTGATTAGTCCAAACAGTTGGAGTTGTTCCTATTGCTATAAAAACGCACCCTGTTGTATTAATTGTTCCACTAACTACATTTGCTACGCTAGTAAAATTATCACCCGTTACAAACGTTTTAATAGTGTATTTTCTGCCTATAATTAATAAGCCTTTATTTTGTTCTACTATTTGATTGCCTGTGATATACTTCTCGCCTATGTCAACAAACAAACTACCGCCCGCACCAATGATTGAGCATTCATAAACTATCGAGTTGTCGGGGTTAATATTTACTTTAATTAATTGTAAGTCACCAGCAAAGTTTTCTAAGCCGTCAACTAAATATTTAACAGGCGTTTTTAAATTCTTATTAAAGTATTGAGTAACAACGTTTACTTCAAATAGATTCTCAAATAATTTATTTACTTCGTTTGTGCCTAATAAATTAATTGTTTTACTAAAAGATGCTTTGCGCTGTTCGGGATTCCTTACATCTGCTAAGTTAAAGTTTATGCTAACAGGAATGTTAACACCAAATGGAAAACTTAAAAATCCATTCGTTCCGTTTGCACCGTCTATGTATAGTTCAGTCCTTACCATATTAAATACCTCTTTGTCTAGTTTCTACCACTCCTGTATTCACAACAACGTTGTATTGGAATAGTGATTCGTTTTCGCTCTTAATTTCTTCGTAACCGTTGTTTGTAATTGTAACGGCTAATAAATCAGTTCCGTTATGTAACCACACTTGAGGACTGCTCCATAAATCATTTAACTGTCTGCTTTGCGTTTCCGTTATCCAGTCAGTATTTAATAAGATAGTTGATTCAATAGCAGTGCTAACAATATGGTCTTCCCTATCCCATGTATTAGATCCGTATTCTCCTGTGCTTGTATTTAAACGGTCAGGATTTAAAGTAACCTTATTAGTCTTTTTAGTGTAATTATATTTTGATATTTTATCGAAGTGAAAAAATAAAATGTTACCGTCCCTATCTAAGTAGTATAAAATATTATCAGTGTACTTCGTGCAAATATCTTTAATAACAATAGTATAACGGTAAATAGCAGCAACATCACTATTGAATGTTACTCTTATTGTATCACCTACTTGAGCCGTTGCAGTTATAAACATTGCGCTATTAATACGCATTACATACATTTCATAATTTGCAGCCGTTGGAATTGGCGAAATTGACACGCTATCAATAGTAGTTAATATTCCCGTTCCTTCCGCTGGTCGCCTTAATTCAACAACTATTGACTCAATTACATTTGTATTAATAAAGTGCAAATACATATCTCTATTTAAAATCAATCTATTGTCAGGCGTTATTGTAGTTCCTGTTTTAGATAAAAAATATTTACCAGTTGTTTGCCCAAATAAATAGTCTTCAAAATTATAGTTTCTAAAAGCAGTATCCGTTAAACAAGCATCAAAAGCTGTGTAATTAGTAGTTGTAAATTCTTCAAAACCGCCATCGTAATATTCGGTAATTGTAACCTCAACCTCAACTGTTTTACTTAATGCTATCTCAATAGGACTTGTTAAATCTAATTCGGGATTAAAATAATGCTCAATAAAGTTTTGCACCCATTCTTTAGCATCAAAAACTAACCAACCGTCTGGACGTGGTAAATATTCCTTTATACTTGACACACCGTTAACATTTACACTAACAATGTATTTAAAATCTGCAAATGTTGTTTGGTCAGAGATTGCCGTAAATATTTGATTGTTATAAGCTGGAGTTAATTCCTGTGGGGTTTTATATAGTGTTAATGCCATTTTATTTAGTTGCTTGTTGAACGTCTACAATTATTTCAGTTTGTATTATTTCAGCTATATCTTTTTGTAATTTCTCAATTCTACCGTCTTTAATTACCTCATCAAAAAAATGTGTAGGTTCTAATTTTTTACTCTTTAATTTTCGTGATATTAAAAATGCAGCCGCTTTCTTTGCTTGGTCAAATGGCATCTTTTTTAACGTCTTTAATTTGCCTTTACGCTTTGACTTACTTTGTTTTTCTTTACGTCTTTCTAAATCACTTATTCTAATTTTTTCAGCAAATCCTCTTGTTGAACTCCATTCCGCTATTTTACTTTGACCTTCAGAACTTACACTGCCAGGATTCCTACCTTCATTTACAAAAACCCAATAGTCATTCATAACTAATTTAACAACTATTCCGCCACCTTCATAAATAGCTGGCATAGGTTTAATGCTAGCCCACAATCTACTTTGTACAATTTTACCGTTATGTTTAGCAGCCCTTGCATCTAGTTTAGTTTTTAAAGACAAACGAGTATCATTATTTAACTTCATGTTAAACTCATTTAATACTTCAATTATCTTTTTATCTATTGCCATTCAATGCTATTTCAAATTTTCCTTTATCTTTTAAGTAGGCTAACTTATTGTAATATCTAATAACGCTCCATTCAAATATTTGGTCTTCATTTAGGTTAGTATCTTTAACTACTAAACCGACTGAGTATTCCCATCCCCACCTTTCAAAAAAGTCTGAAACTCTAAGTCTTCCATCATCTCCTTTTGTATCTCCTGTATTGTTTCCGTTGCTTTCACTAAACAATCCGCTAAAACTTTTGTGTAACCTTTCAAAGTTTTTGAATAAAAAAAAACAGCCCCGAGTGATTCGCTTAGTTTTGAATGCCTAAACAATTCCACATTTCGTTGATGATTATTTGAATTATATACCCACTTACCGTTTTCGTATTCTTGATGACAAACAGCCATAAGTTCAGGCAAACAATTAATATAGTTGTTATCTGAGTTCTTAACCATTTCTTTCCAGTCTTTCTCCTGTGCTATATTGTACTCATGAATATCTTTAATGTACCTAAACTTAATACCGCCTAACTTTACTTCTTTTGGAGTTTCTATCTGAGTTATAGGTTGAGTTAAAAAAACAGCATCCATTAACGTATTATAAACCAATGTAGCGTTTAAACTTTCAATATAGTCCACTGACTTACCACTTAAAATAGATAGCCTTAAAACAGCCCTATCTAGTTTATCTAATGAAGTATTAGTTTTCAATTCCTCTAATTTTTGAAATTGGTCAACTGTTAAGTCTTCGTATCTCTTTGGTATTTTCATTATAATAATATAGTAATTTATTTGAGTTTTACATTTATTGAATAAAGAATGTTGACTTTTTAAGACGGTTTAAAGCTACGTAACGGA